TTTGTTCTCTTTTTCATTGTTTTCCACCTCCAAAAAGGTACACTTTGACAAGCCTGCCCGGAGGTGGTACAATACAGTTGCTTAGGCTGGTATTGTTCCTCGTGAGCAAGCCATTCTTTCGCGCCCTGCCGGTCGCCGCCGGCGGGGCGTTTTTTGTTTAGTGATTTTATTTTATAGATTCAATAACTGTTTTTTCTTTGCAGTATACTCATCTTCTGTGATTGCACCGATATCCAGAAGCTTTTTAAACTTCATAAGTTCATCTGCGGCGCTGGATGAAGCGTCTGGCGCTTTCTTTATTGATGTTCTTTCCTTAAAAATTTCTTCGCAAAGTTTCAGAACCTTGCGGGAATATGTGAAAACCGGAGACTCAAATCTTCCAAACGGATATTCCACGACAAACGACATTTTCGGATTCGATTCTTCTGTATGTGAAACCTTCTTTGCCGTGTTACCACCGACAACTGCGCCAACAGGACCTGCAACGATTCCTCCAGCGATTGATCGAGTGACGCTGCCTTTTGTCTCGGTGACAACCTTTGTATCCACTTTGACGGTATAGTCTACAAGCTCATCGAACGTAAACCACCCCGGAATTCCTGCGACCGTCATAAGTCGCTGCGCTCTGTTCACATAAGCAACCATTGTTCCCGGTTCCTGCAGATTTTCAAAGCCTTTCGCCCGCTCACGCCGGTCGTTGAAGAACTTCCATCCTTCTTTTAATTTCAGCAGGTACAGTTTTCTAATACAGTCTAACAATGGAAAACAAAGACCGGCATCTTTTACAGACAAAACCGTCTGAGCAAGACTCTCTGTCAAAGATTCCCATCTTCTCGCCGCAGATAGAACAATTTGCCATTGAACATTCCTCCTTTTTCATTCGAAAAAATCCAATTTTTCATTCGATTTTTGCGCAGATAATATTGCTTGCAGGATACAGCAAACAGTTGTATAATATGAGCAAATAGAACAACCGCTGTTGGAGGGCCGCATCATGACACGACAAGATTACATCAACGCCATTCTGAAACTGCTGGAAAACGCCGATTTCCGCCAGCTGCGGCTTGTGTGGGTGTACGCAAGCCACCTGATCGGATAAGCAACCAGCAACTACACGAGGGAAGCCTTTACGGGCTTTCCTCTTTTTTTTGCGTCAATTTTTCGGCCATGCGTTCCAGTAGCTCCCAGTCCGCCGGGCTCAGGCCTGCCAGCATTTCGATAAAACGCTTTTTAAAGGTGTCGCTGTCGTCCTTGGTCAGGTCAGCCAGAAAAGCCGCCACCTGCTCGGACTGGGTGTCCTGTACAAACATTTCACCCTCGCCTTCGCGCAGCCATGCTTCCCGGACGCCGAACTTATCGCAGATGTCTTTAATAGTACGGTCGCTGGGTTCAACAACATTAACCTCGTAGCTGCCGACGGTGTTCCGTTTAAGGTTCAGCCGGTCAGCAAACTCTTGTTGAGTCAGCTTTTCATTTTTTCTAACTTCTTTAATTCGTTCGCCTATCGTCATTTTGTTCACCTCCTTCGCCATCATTATAGCAGGTACAAATCAGCACGTCAAGATGATTTGTTGGAAAAATCAACAAACCCGCCCTTGACAAATGTTGTTTAATGACTTATACTTGTCATGCAATCAACAAATTGCAACGAACTCTCAGCGAAAGGAGGTAAAGAAGATGGATCACTCTCCCCGAACACCGGAAGAACAGGAGCAGCTTGACAAGAAGATGCAGGAACTCGACCAGAAGATGCTGGAGGAAACCGAGCGATACTATGCACGCCTTGACCTGAAATACGGTATTGCTTTCGCTCTGTCCATCATTGCACTGCTCATCAACGTCATCAACCTTTTAAGGCTGTAGCAATGGCAACAAGCAGACTCAAAACCGACAAACCAAGAGCAATATTGGCACGCCTTTCAGTCTTTGTGAAATGCTTTTGTTCTTCCAGAGCAACACGGCCGCCGGCATTGATTTGATAGGTGTACTCCGGCTCTTCGTATGCAAACAGATGCGCATCCTCATCTTCATAGCGAAAAACCATGTTTTTATCTGTCAGCCATTGCATCGTTTCAAAGTTGACGGTCATGCCACACTTTTCCATCTGATAGATGGAGAGCGCCTCATCCTGATGTTCATTCAGAAACTCCAGAACCTTCAGCGTTTTTACGTCCAGCATTTTCAACACTCCCTTCCGCCCAAGTATACCGCAGACGGGAGCACACCACAACCCACCCGATGATGGCCGCATGGCAGCGGCCGAAACCATTCCGGTGACGCCGCCGGGATGGTCGTGGGAGCCACCCACAGAAAGGAGTGCTTATTATGACACACAAGAACAAGACCCTGAACCCCGCCATGTATGGCCTGACGCAGCAGGATGTGGAGCGCGTGATCCGCATTCACACCATGTGCAAGGACATGGACGAAGACGCATTCGAGCAGATGGAGACCGCTGCGGCATCCATCAATCTGGTGGCCAGTCTGAAGAAGCTGGACAACCGCCCCGTAGCATGAAAGGAGAAACCCACACGACCGACATCACCCTATCCAACAAGGAGGTAAAGAAGATGAACGACAACAAAAAGCCCGGCGAACCGCTGGAGACGGAACGCTGGACTTTGAAGAATGCCTCGACCGAACAGCTCGTTACAGAACTATCAAGTCGAGAAGGTGTGGCATCTTACCGTGTCAAGCCGTATCAGTTCAAGACAGTAACTGCCGAGGGACCTGCGCTTGTTTTTATCGTCACCGATTAAGCAATGCGGCTATACGGATACACGTTACGAATGTAAGCATGGAAATACTTACCGTGCGAGGAAGCAGCCATCAGCCCTTGATAGACACTTTCCGGCACGCCGGTGTATTCGTAAATGCGTCCGCCGTGGAATGCGATGCAAAGAATACCATTCTCATAGCCAACGCTTTCCAGATTCGACGAAGAAACGGGAATCATCCGCATAATTTTCACCTCCTTTCCGCTTAAGTATACCGCAGAAGGGAGCCACCCACAAGGAGGTACATCTTCACCATGACCGACATCATCTTATCCACCCAGAACGGCGAACCGGTGGCATCCAGCCGGGACGTTGCCAAGCGCTTTGGCAAGGAGCACAAAGACGTGCTCCGCGCCATCAAGAGTATCACAGCGCAAAATTGCGCTGTGACCCAGATGTTCTACCAGAGCGAGTACACCGCAGGCACTGGCAAGAAGTACCCCATGTACCTGATGAACCGGGACGGCTTTTCGCTGCTGGCCATGGGCTTTACCGGCAAGGAGGCGGTGCAGTGGAAGCTGAAGTACATTGCCGCGTTCAATGCAATGGAGAAGCAGCTGGCCGCACAGCACAAAGAGCAGCGGGCCGTGCAGGATGCCAACATCCAGAACGCCATCGACCGGGTGATCGAAGCCCGGAAGAAGCTGGACGAGAACACCGCTTTCCTGGACGAGTGCCGCAAGAACCGCGAGGACAGCAAGGCCAAGTATATGCAGGTCAGGGCCCTGTGCGGCGAGTTCAAGGCCATTTACGGCCAGCATTGCGACACGGTGCGCACCATGGAGAACGTGGTGCGCGGCTCCCAGAGCTTCCTTACCAACGCCATTGACAGCCTGACCATCGTTGCCAAAGGCTACCCGTTCTACGCCGCCCTGATGGACAGCCTGCTGGATGGGCTGCCGACCGAGAAAAAGGAGGACTGACCTATGGCAAAGAAACATTTCCTGAAGCTCTGGCGTCTGGCCGAAGATCAGGACATCTCTTCCGATGAACTGGCCGCGCTGGCCGGTATCGTTCCCCGCACGCTGCGCAAGCGCTTTGCTGCGCCGGAAAACTGCGGCACCTGGAGCTGGGAAGAGATCGACGGCATCTGCCGTGCCCTGCACATCCCGCAGGAGCAGATCGGGGAGTATTTCTTCCCGAAGGTAGAGAAAGGAGCGTGACCCGATGATCAGAGTCCTGTATTGCCGCCTGCAGATTGCATGGCACACCGTTTTGCTCCACCTCTGGCAGGCCGTCATCGATCTGTGCACCTGGCTGGAAGAGGTGATCGATCATTGAACGGCCGCAACAAGCGCTGGGCAGAACAGCGCTGGGACGAACGCCAGCCGGAGCGGCTGGAACATATCCGACAGAAGAAACTGGAAAGGATGAAGAAGCATGAAAGTGAGAAGAGGAAGTCACATATCCGTCGGCATTGGCGGCGACGGTAACCCGGAGGTCGAGATTACATGCCCGACAGACGAAGCCATGGCGCTGTGTGCGATACTGATGACCTCGCTGGCGGAGCCCGAGGAAGACCCGGTCAACGCGCTCAGCGGCATGCTGGTCACCGCATTAGACCTGCTGAACAGACTGGAGGGACAGAACGATGAAGATTAAATCAAGAGTCTGGCACTGGCTGGCCGTGGCCTGCGGGAGCGTGGGTCTGCTGTACGGCATGGGGCTGGAGGGCAACACGCAGATCGACTCACCGGTAAGCAGCGCCCAGTTCACGACCGCATTCATTCTGGTTCTGCTGAGCCTGCTGTTCCTGAAGCTAGGCTTCATCGCGCAGGAGCGCGAAGAGCGTGAAGCAAAGCGCCGCCGCTATGGCAAGATCAACCGCAACCACGCCCGCAACCCGGAGTATCCGGAGTATCCGGAGCATCAGGAGCGCGGAGCATGAGCGACTACTACACGCACCACGTCATGTGGTACACCGTGTGGGACGCGCAGACCGGCGATCTGATCGCGGCAGGCACTTCTGAGATGTGCGCCCGGAAGCTGGGCTTCAAGAGCGCGAACAGCTTCGCCAGCATGGCCAACCACACGATCAGCGGAAGCCAGCCTTCGAAGAAGTACACCTTCCTGCGGGAACGCATCCGGCGCAGCGAGGTGGACAGCCTGCCGCCCGCCGTTTACCGCTACAAAAACAAAAAGCCCTCCGGCGTTACCAGCACCGGAGAGCCTGCAAAGGGATGATGGATTTTGCCGATCACATCACCCCGATGATATCACAAAATCGGAGGTTTTGACAAGAACAATGACACCTGAAGATCGCAAGTCCCTGCTGGCATACATAAAGGATGTGCCGGAGTGGCAGACCGCCCTGATTCACGAACAGCTGGCCGCACTCGTCAAGAGCGCCGCCGCACTCTCTGACACAGCAGGCAAGCTGGAACAGGGTTTTGCCGACGGCGTTCTGCGGCCCGACCGCTACTACGTGAGCGACCGGAGCTTCCGCAAGGACTGCAACACAGAGCTTTTCCAGTGGGGGGCAATCAAGCTCGGCCGGGCACTGGCCGCGCTGGAGCTTCTGTCCGTTCTCGCCGATGCATTCCCGCGGGAACTGGGCGGCGTCGTAATGAGTACCCGCGAGGATGCCTATGAGGAACTCGCGGCGCTTTGTCGGAAACATGGTTATACATCGGAGGTTTTACAATGAAAGGAATCCTGATCGAGCCGGGCAAGGCCCCGGCTGTCACCACCCTGCCGGACACGCTGCAGGGCATCGAAGCCATTCTGGGCGGGCCGTCCATGCAGTACACGTTCACCCGCGTGCCTGCAATGCTCGTATTCAGCTACACACGGCAGGAGCCAAACCGCTACTGCGTTGACCGCATGATCTGCGGCCCCATCCTCTGCTACGGCTGGAAGAACAACAACCTTGTGCCCATGAGCAAGGACCTGCAGGCCGAGATGCTCGACCGCCTGAAGGACACGGAGGTGCGGGTATGACGCCGACCGGACTGGAAAAGGTTCAGAGCACAGCTGTTTTTGATTACTCTCAGCTGGACGAACAGACCGCACAGACACTGCAGAATTACTCGTTCCGGGCGCTGCAGGTGGCTCGTACTTACTACCGTGACCTGATGGAAATCGTGGTCGGGGCGCACAAACTGCTGTGCGGCACAGTTGTCCCCGGCGGGGACAACTCCCTGCACGGGAATCGCGGAGAGGACACCTTCCGCGCGTGGTGCGCCAGTGTCCACATCAGCAAGACTAAAGCTTACCAGCTGTTGCAGATTCAGGACTTCATGGACAGCTGCACCCCGGAACAGCAAAGCACCCTTGCATTGCTGCCGTTTACCGCCATGCGGGAGCTTGTCACCAGCGACACGCCGGAACAAGTCATTGCTATGGCGAAAGAAGGTAAAGTCGGCACGTCCAAGGAAGTGCTGGAGTTGAAAGCCCAGCTCAAGGCCGAAAAGGACCGTGCCGACGCCGCCGAGGCTGAGCGGGACAAGCTGCTGGGCGCCCAGAATCGGGCTGCTTGGGCAGAAAGCCACATCCAAGATGCCGAAGCCCAGCGGGATGCCGCCCTTGCGGACGTGCAGGGTCTGACCGAGCAGAATGCCCGGCTGAAAGCCGAGAAAGAAAAGGCAGAACGGAGCTATAACGAAATGTACGAAAGCCGCATTGCGGCAAATCTCCAGCGTCAGAAAGCCGAAGCCGAACGTGACAAGGCCGAAACCCGCGCTAAGGACGCGGAAAACCAGCTGGCCGGGGCCCGGCAGGTGGCCCAGGCCGCAAAGCTCCGGGGCGACAAGCTCAAGGCCGAGAACGACGCGCTGAAGCACCAGCCCATCACCGCCGTGGTGGACGAGGAAGAAGTAGACCGCCGCGCCGGGGAAAAGGCGTACCGGATGGCGGCGGATATGACCGCCGAACTGCAGGCAAAGCTGGACGCCACCGCCGGCGACACCGAACAGGACGCCCGCAACGCCTACGACGGCATTCTGCTGGCGAACCGCGCCATCATCAATACGTGGCAGATCGCAAGGCCGCTGTTCCGCAAGCTGCCGGAAGAGCAGCGCGAAGCTCTTGCCAACCAGATCGCCCGCACCGTCGGGAACATTCAGGGGGAGGTAACAAAATGTCTGTAAAGATCACGGCTCTGGAAGCCGAAAACGTCAAACGCATCAAGGCGGTGGCACTCACGCCGTCGCCCACCGGGCTGACCCTTGTGGGCGGCAACAACAATCAGGGCAAGACCAGTGTGCTGGACGCACTGGCGTGGGCGCTGGGCGGCGACCGTTTCCGCCCGGATGCAGCCCAGCGGGACGGTGCCGTTGCTCCGGCGCATCTCAAGGTCACCCTGTCCAACGGGGTGGTCGTGGAGCGCAAGGGCAAGAACGCCAGCCTGACCGTTACCGACCCTACCGGCCGGCGCAGCGGCCAGCAACTGCTCAATGCGTTCGTGGAACCGCTTGCCCTCGACCTGCCCCGCTTCATGGATGCTACCGACAAGGAAAAGGCTGATATCCTGCTGCGCATCATCGGCATCGGCACCGAGCTGCATACCCGGGACATGGAGATCAAGGCGCTGTACGACAAGCGCACCTTCACCGGCCAGCTGGCCGCACAGAAAAAGCACTTTGCCGAGGAGCTGATCTCCTACCCGGAAGCCCCGGACGAGCCGGTGAGTGCGTCCGACCTCATCCGCAGACAGCAGGAAATTCTGGCCCGCAACGGCGAGAATCAGCGTCTGCGGGCACAGTACACAGAGCTTGAGCGTCAGGAGCAGCAGTGTGTGGCCGAACTGAAACGAACCCGTGAACGCATTGCCGAGCTGGAACAACAGTATCAGGAGCTCGACGCCAAGCACACCCGCCTGTTCAATCAGCGGAAAACCGCTCAAAAGACCGTCGCCCAGCTTCAGGACGAATCCACCGCCGAACTGGAAGCTTCCATCCGGGACATTGAGGAGATCAACCAGAAGGTGCGGGCCAATCTGGAAAAAGCCCGCGCCGAGGACGAAGCCGCCAAATACGCCGACGACTACGACAAACTGACCGAGCAGATCACCCAGAAGCGCGCCGACCGCATGGCGCTTCTGAACGGTGCCGACCTGCCCCTGCCGGGTCTCGGCGTGGAGAACGGCGCTCTTACTTACAACGGCAAGCACTGGCGGGATATGTCCGGCAGCGACCAGCTGCGGGTGGCCGCCGCCATCGTGCGCCGCCTGAACCCGGACTGCGGCTTTGTGCTGCTGGACAAGCTGGAGCAGATGGACATGGCCACCCTGAGCGAATTTGCCCGCTGGCTGGAAGCCGAAGGCCTGCAGGCCATTGCCACCCGCGTGTCCACCGGCAGTGAGTGCCAGATCATCATTGAGGACGGCATGGTCAAGGGTGCCGAGCCGCCCGCCGTAACTGAAAAGCCCCAGCCCGCAAAGAGCTGGACGAAAGGAGCGTTTTAAATGAGTAAGTATTCTGTGACCACCGGCGTGCAGCTTGCGCCGGTCAAGACCGTACTGTATGGATCGGAAGGCATTGGCAAAAGCACCTTCGCGTCCCGCTTCCCGGACCCGGTGTTCATCGACACCGAGGGCGGCACCAAGCGCCTGAACGTCGCCCGTCTGCCCCAGCCCACCAGCTGGGCCATGCTGCTGGACGAGGTGGCCGAGGTGCGCAAGGGCAATGTTCCCTGCGGCACGCTGGTGCTGGACACCGCAGACTGGGCTGAACGCCTGTGCATTCAGGCCGTGTGCGCCCGCGCCAAGGTGAACGGCATTGAAGATTTTGGCTACGGCAAGGGGTACACCTACGTCAAGGAAGAGTTCGCAAAGCTGCTGGACGCGCTGGAAGAGGTGCTCAACGCCGGGCACAATGTGGTGGTGCTGGCCCATGCCGCCATCACCAAATTCGAGCAGCCGGACGCCGTGGGCAACTACGACCGCTGGAGCATGAAGACCTCCAAACAGGTGGCCCCGCTGCTGCGGGAATGGTGCGATATGCTGTTGTTCGCCAACTACAAGACCGTGGTGGAAAAGGCGGGCAGCAGTCCCAACGCCAAAAACAAGGCCAGCGGCGGCCGCCGGGTGATGTACACAGCGCATCACCCCTGCTGGGACGCCAAGAACCGCTTCGGCCTGCCGGAAGAAGTGCCCTTTGAGTACGCCAGCATTGCCGCCTGCATTCCCGGAAGCAGTGCCCCAAAGGCTCCCTCTCAGAGGGGGCTGGCACCGCAGGTGACTGAGGGAGTTCCCGCCCCGAGCGCCGAGGCCGACATCCTGCCCAGCCCCGCGCCGCAGCCCCAGCCGCCCCGCGAGGAAGTGCCGCCCGCATTGCTCACGCCGGACCTGGTCGCGCTGGGCGTGCCGGAAAAGCTGGCCCCGCTCATGAGCGCCAACAACGTCACCCCGGAAGAGCTGCAGGCCGTTGTGGGCAAGCGCGGGTATTTCCCGGAGGATATGCCCATCCGCAATTATCCCGCCGACTTCGTGGAGGGCTGCCTGATCGCCGCATGGCCGCAGGTGCTGCAGATGGTGCTGGACAACCGGGATCTGCCGTTTTGATTGATTTTTTGAAGGGAGAATTTACTTATGAATGACATGAACAACGAAGGCCGCGCATTCGGCTGGGATGACGAATTTACCAACGAACAGCAGGAGTTCGTCCTGCTGCCGGAGGGGGATTACCCCTTCGAGGTCACCGGCATGGAGCGCGCCCGCTACGAGGGCGGTGCCAAGCTGCCGCCCTGCTCCATGGCAAAGCTGACCATCAAGGTATTCGGCGGGGCCAAGGGCGACGCCACCGTCACCCACCGCCTGTACCTGCACACCAAAACGCAGGGCCTGCTGGGTGCGTTCTTCGAGAGCATCGGCCAGTGCAAGCGCGGCGAGACCTTCCACCCCCGCTGGAACGAGGTGGTGGGCAGCAAGGGCCTGTGCCGCCTCGGCATCCGGGAGTACACCAAGCAGAGCGGCCCCCACGCAGGCGAGACCGGTCAGAGCAACGAGGTCACCCGTTTCCTGCCGCCGCCGGAACCCAAGGCCGCACCCGCGCAGGGCTGGACACAGGGGGCGTTTTAAATGGCTGAAACGCAAGCCCTGCGCCCTTACCAGCAGGCCGCGCGGGATGCCATCCACGCCGAGTGGGAGAACGGCCGTGCCCGCACTCTGCTGGTGCTGCCCACCGGCACCGGAAAGACCATCGTGTTCGCGTCGGTGGCTGCCGATCAGGTGCGTGCCGGGGACCGGGTGCTGATCCTTGCTCACCGGGGCGAATTGCTGGAACAGGCAGCGGACAAGCTGCAGCGTTCCACCGGGCTGGTCAGTGCTGTAGAAAAGGCCGACGCCACCTGCCTGAATACATGGTTCCGCGTGGTCGTGGGCAGCGTGCAGACCCTGCAGCGCACCGCCCGGCTGGAACGCTTTCCCCGGGACTACTTCGGCACCATCATCATCGACGAAGCGCACCACGCCATCACCGACGGCTACCGCCGCATCCTGGACTATTTCGGTGATGCAAAGGTGCTGGGCGTGACCGCAACGCCCGACCGCGGCGACATGCGCAATCTGGGCGAGGTGTTCGACAGCCTGGCCTTTGAGTACAAGCTGACCGACGCCATCAAAGAGGGGTATCTGTGCCGCATCCTTGCCCAGACCGTCCCGCTCAAACTGGATATCTCGTCCGTGACCCTGAGCGGCGGCGACTACGCCGTGGCCGACCTCGGCACCGCGCTGGACCCGTATCTCGAGCAGATCGCCGCCGAGATGGCCGTGCGCTGCAAAGACCGCAAGACGGTGGTGTTCCTGCCGCTCATCAAGACGAGCCAGAAATTCCGCGATCTGCTCAACGCCCACGGCTTCCGCGCGGCGGAGGTCAACGGCCAGAGCGACGACCGCCGGCAGGTGCTGGCCGACTTCGACGCCGGCAAGTACAACGTGCTGTGCAACTCCATGCTGCTCACCGAGGGCTGGGACTGCCCGTCCGTGGACTGCGTGGTGGTGCTGCGGCCCACCAAAGTGCGCAGCCTGTACAGCCAGATGGTGGGGCGCGGCACCCGGCTCTCCCCCGGCAAGACCGACCTGCTGCTGCTCGACTTTTTGTGGATGACCGACCGGCACGAGCTGTGCCGCCCGGCGGATCTGGTCTGCGAGGACCGCACCGTGGCACGGCAGATGACCGAGACCCTTGCCGGGACCGGCTGTCCCGAGGACATCGAAGAAGCCGCCGCCCGGGCTAGCGAGGACGTGGTGGCCCAGCGGGAAGAAGCACTTGCAAAACAGCTGGAAGAACAGCGCCGCAAAAAGGCGCGTCTCGTGGACCCGCTGCAGTACGAGATGAGCATTCAGGCCGAAGACCTGTCCGGCTATGTGCCCGCCTTCGGGTGGGAGGCAGGCCCGCCCAGCGACAAACAGACCGCCGCGCTGGAAAAACTGGGCATCCTGCCGGATGCCGTGGAATCGGCCGGCAAGGCAGCCCTGCTGCTGGACCGTCTGCACAAGCGCCAGCAGGAAGGCCTGACCACGCCCAAGCAGATCCGCCTGCTGGAACGCTACGGCTTCCAGCATGTGGGCAGCTGGAGCTTTGAATCTGCCCGCCACATGATCGACCGCATCGCAGCCGCAGGCTGGCGCGGCGTGCCCAAGGGCGTGGACCCGAAGACCTACACGCCCGCCCCGCAGCCGCCTATGCCGGACCCTGACTTTGGATGGTAACGCGAATGGAACATGAAAATGATCTCAAAGAAGCGCTGGAATTTCTCAGCCCGTCCGCCCTGACCTATGACGAGTGGGTCACGGTGGGCATGGCCCTCAAGGACAGTGGCCTGCCGGTCACCGTCTGGGAGCAGTGGAGCACCCGGGACGCAGGCCGCTACCACAAGGGCGAGTGCGTCAAAAAATGGGAGAGCTTCCACGGCGGCGGGGCGTCGCCGGTCACGGTAAGCAGCATCTTCCAGATGGCCTACTCCCACGGATGGAGCGGCCCGGCGGGCCATGCGCTGGACTGGAACGACGACATCGCCGCAGGAGTCGGAACAGGCGCACAGCCGGAAGGCTGTGTGGTGGACCCGCGCTGGGTGGAAGCTCACGAGCTGGCACTGCCGGAACAGTGGGATCCAGCCGACCAGCTCAAGCGCTACCTGCGGGCGCTGTTCGAGGCGGACGAGTATGTGGCTTACGTCACCGAGAGCTTCATGGCAGACGACCGCCGCCGCCCCACAAAAGGTTGCTGGGACCGCACCGCCGGGCAGCTCATCGCCGAGCTGGACAAGTGCGGCGGAGATCTCGGCAAGGTTGTGGGCGACTGCGACCCGGAGGTTGGCGCGTGGATCTGCTTCAACCCCGTGGACGGCACCGGCCGCAAGGACGCCAACATCACCGCTTATCGCTACGCCCTTGTGGAGTGCGACAACATGGAGCTGGGCAAGCAGCAGGCCATCATCAAGCAGCTGGAACTGCCCTGCGCCGCGCTTGTTTACTCCGGCGGCAAGAGCGTCCACGCCATCGTCAAGGTGGACGCCCCGGACTATGCCGAGTACCGCAAACGGGTGGATTACCTCTACACCGCCTGCCAGAAGAACGGCCTGACCATCGACCAGCAGAACCGCAACCCCAGCCGCCTGAGCCGGATGCCGGGCATCCTGCGCGGGGACAAGAAGCAGGTGCTGCTGGAAACCAACATCGGCAAAAGCTGCTGGGACGAATGGCGGGACTGGCTGGAAGCCGAGACCGACGAGCTGCCGGACACCGAAAATCTGGCAGCGGACTGGGAAAGCCTGCCGCCGCTGGCCGACCCGCTCATCTTCGGGGTGCTGCGCAAGGGACACAAGATGCTTCTGGCAGGCCCCAGCAAGGCGGGCAAGAGCTTTGCTCTGATCGAATTGTGCATCGCCATTGCCGAGGGCGCGCCGTGGCTGGGGCAGTTCACCTGTGCACAGGGCAAGGTGCTGTACATCAATCTGGAACTGGACCGGGCGTCCTGCCTGCACCGCTTCAAGGATGTGTATGCAGCTCTCGGCCTTGCCCCGGAGAACTTGCGGAACATCGATATCTGGAACCTGCGCGGCGCGTCCGTGCCCATGGATAAGCTGGCACCCAAGCTCATCCGCCGGGCAAAGAAAAAGGGCTACACCGCCGTCATCCTTGACCCCATTTATAAGGTCATCACCGGCGATGAGAACTCGGCCGATCAGATGGCAAAGTTCTGCAACCAGTTCGACCTGGTGTGCCGGGAGCTGGACTGCGCCGTCATCTACTGCCACCACCACAGCAAAGGCGCGCAAGGCGGCAAGCGCAGCATGGACAGAGCCAGCGGTTCCGGCGTGTTCGCCCGTGACCCGGATGCCATGCTGGACATGACCGAGCTGGTGCCTACCGACGCCATCCGCCAGCAGCTGCACAATAAGGCCGCCTGCCGAGTCATCAAGGCCGTGCTGGACAAGCGCGGCCACGCCGATGCCTACGGCCCGGACGACACCCTCAGCCGCACCCGCATGCTGGCCATCGCAAAAGAAAACCTCGGCCTTGCCGACCTGCGGGCCATCGACGCCGAAGTGGCCGCCGCCGAAAAAAAAGCCGACGGCATGACCGCGTGGCGCATCGAGGGCACCCTGCGCGAGTTCGCCCGCTTCGACCCGGTGAACCTCTGGTTCGACTACCCGGTGCACAAGCCGGACAGCGGCCTGCTGGAAGATCTGCAGCCGGACGGCGACGTCAAGGGCTTTGCGGCGCGCGGTGCGGAAAAGCGCTGGGGCAGCCGCGAAAAGCTGGCAAAGAACAAGTCCGTGGAGCTGTCTACCGCATACGAATCCTGCACGATGGACGGCAAGGTCACCGTGTACGCCATGGCCGAGTATATGGGCCTGAAGCCGGACACCGTGCGCCGCCGCCTGAAAGCGGACGGCGGTTACTGGGTGGATGGCGCGGACGTGGGCCGGAAAGAACCCGGCTCAGATGGCTGATTACAGTCTGCAATATTTTATTTTACAAAAAGTACAAAAACGGGAAAATGCCCGGATAATCCGCATCCGCATTTTTTTACGGATTTCGGAAAATGCCGCATTTTCCTACGGATCCGGGACGGAAAATGCCTATATATAATAGCATAATCCGTCCGTGTGTGATGGGGATCCCGGAGGATGGGGCGTACACAGCCCCCATCCATCCGGGAGACCTTCCCCATCACGTTAGCCTGCATCAAAAAAAAGAAAAACGAGGTGAACCCCATGTACATGCAATTCTTTATCCCCATGCAGCCGCCCACCACCACCCACAACGCAAAGCAGCTGCACACCTACATGAAGGGCGGCAAGCCCTGCGCCGTGCTCCACGACAGCCCGGAGCTGAAGGCCGCCCGCGCCAAGCTCCATGCGTATCTCGCGCCCCATGCGCCCAAGGCACCCATCCCGGCAGGCCAGCCGGTGCGGCTGCTGGTCAAGTGGTGCTTTCCCACCGAGGGCAAGCGCCGCAGCGGCGAGTGGCGCACCTCAAAGCCGGATACCGACAATCTGGAAAAGGCCCTCAAGGACGAGATGACCCGCCTGCACTTCTGGGCCGATGACGCGCAGGTGTGCAGCGAGATCGTGGAGAAGTTCTGGTCGGACCCCTGCGGGGTGTTCGTCCGGGTGGAGGAGATCTGAATGACCTACGAAGAGAAAAAGGCATGGCTCTGGCGGTACCGGTCGGCGAAGCGGTTCGAACGGCTGCGGCTGGACGAGCTGGCCACGCTGGAAGCGGAAGCCGTGCACACCACCCAGCGCTATTCCGCCGCGCCGGGCGGCGGTAGCGACGGTCAGGCACTGCCCCGGGCGGTGGAGCGCATCGAGGAAGCACGGCAGGCTGCCGAAGCACAGTCTGCCGTGTGCGATGCCATCCGTGCCGAGCTTATGGACGTGTTCAGCCAGCTGGACAATGAAGTGGACTTCATGATCCTGTTCCGGCGATATATCCTGCTGGAGGACTGGGACAACATCGCCGTTTATGTCCGGCTGTCCCGCAGCCAGATGTTCCAGCATCACAGCGCCGCCGTCCGTCAGCTGGATATCAAAAGTCCGGAGCAAACCGGAGCAAACCGGACTTGATAACACTGTCAACCCCTGCTAAAATTTAAACTGCAATAGCCCGCAGGAAAGGTTCCCTTACTCCCTTCTCCCTGCGGGCTTTGTGCTGCCCGGCTGCAACAGGGGAACACCTATCCGACCAACAGCCTGAATGTACCAGCCGGGCACCCTTTGCATATTTCTGCCGTCCTCCGGGGCGGCTTTTGTTTTACCCTGAAGCCATGAGAGGTGGTGACGTGTCCAACGAAAAGAATCTTATCCCGAACTCCGAGCGAAGCCCGACAGAACTGTCTGAAATGGGCAAGGCGGGCGGCATTGCATCCGGCAAGGCACGCCGCCGCAAACGCAGCATGAAGGAAGCGGCGGACTACTACCTGAGCCTGCCGGAGACCGACCGCCGCCGGGTGAACGCCCTGCTGCGGGACGAGGTGGAGCCGGAGGACGTGGACAACCAGATGAGCGTGGTCATGGGCATGGCCGAAGCCGCAAAGCGCGGCGATGCCCGCGCCGCCGGGGTGCTGCTGAAGATGCTGGGCGAGGAAGCCCCGCAGGAGGATCCCGGTGCCGACGCACTGGAAGCCGCCCGCAAGCTGCTGGGAGGTGTGGACAGTGCCATTGACTGAGTATCAGCAGGCGTTTCTCCGTAACTGCTCCCACCGCTGGAACATCAAGACCGGCGCGACCCGCTCCGGCAAGACCTATCTGGACTGTGCCGTCACCATCCCGCAGCGCATCCTTGCCGCCCGGGACGAGGGCCTTTGCGTCATGCTGGGCAACACCCTCGGCACGCTGGAACGCAACGTGCTGGAACCCATGCGGGCGCTCTGGGGGGCGGATCTGGTGGGCGTCGTGCGCACCTCGGCGTCCGGCAACATCGTGCAGCTGTTCGGCCGCAAGGTGTATGTGCTGGGTGCCGACAACAAAAAGCACATTGCCCGCATTCAGGGCGCGGCCTTTGAGTACGCCTACGGCGACGAGATCACTACCTGGGATGAGGGCGTGTTCCAGATGCTGAAAAGCCGTCTTTCCTGCCCGCACTCCCATTTTGACGGCACCTGCAACCCGGATAACCCCCAGCACTGGTTCAAGAAATTCCTCGACAGTGACGCCGACATCTACTGTCAGGCCTACACCATCGATGACAACCCCACTCTGCCGCCGGAGTTCGTGGCCCAGCTGAAAAAGGAGTACGCGGGCACGGTCTACTATAACCGCTTTATCCTCGGCCAGTGGGCCGCAGCGGGCGGCATCATCTACCGGCCCTTTGCGGACAGCATTGCCGCCGGGGATGGGCGTTTCCTCTGGCCCGCAGCCAACCCCTGCCGCCCGTGGCGCATCCACATTGGGGTGGACTTCGGCGGCAACGGCTCCCAGCACGCCTTCGTGGCCACCGGCATCCTGCCGTACTACGCGGGCGTCGTGGGGCTGGCTTCCGCCCGCATCGACCCGAAACATCAGGATGCCGACTACCTCGCTTCGCAGCTCATCACCTTCTGCACGGCGGTGTTTGCAAGGTACGGCGAGATCCACTACCTGTTCTGCGACAGCGCCGAGCAGACCCTCATCAACCACATCCGCGCCCGGCTGCGGCAAAGTAAGCTTTTTTGGCTGGCCGACCGGGTGAACAACTCCGCCAAGATCCAGATCATCGACCGCATCCGCCTGACGTCCATTCTCATGGGCGGCGGGCGCTTTTGGTATCTGCCCGAAGCCGCCACCCTGCGGGATGCACTGGCAAGCGCCCTTTGGAGCCAGAAGCACCCCGGCATCGACGAACGTCTGGACGACGGCACCACCGACATTGACACACTGGATGCGTTCGAGTACACCATTGAACGCGACTACAGGAGACTGACTGCACGATGAACGTCATTGCTTTTATCGAATACCTGAATAAAACGAAGGGGCTGCAGCTGGATGCGTCCTACTACAGCCGCATCGAGACGTGGCGGCAGTGGTGGCAGGGCAACGTGCCCGGCGTGCACAACATCCGCATCAGGCGCGAGGACGGTGACCACACCCGCCGCCGGGCTTCGCTGCGGATGCCCAAGCACGTTTGTGAGGACTGGGCGAACCTGCTGCTCAACGATCAGACCACCTTCCAGATCGGGGACGCGGCCACCGCCGCTTACCTGCTGGGCAGCGACGAACAGCAGACCGGCGGGCTTTTGCGGCAGCTGCATTTCTGGACCAACGCGAACCAGCTGGTGGAAAAGGCCTACTGGTCGGGCACCGGCGCCTTTGTGCTGAGCGTGGAGGGCGTCCGGGGCAAAAACGGCACGCTGGAAGCGGACCCGGACGCCCGCATCCGGCTGGACTACGACCCGGCGTCCTGCATCGTGCCCATCCGGGTGGAGCGTGGCGTGGTGATTGAAGCGGCCTTTATTTCCGAGTGCATGATGGACGGCAAGCCCTGCGCCTACCTGCAGACCCACACGGTCAGCGGCACGCAGCGCATCATCCGCAACGAGTGGTTCGCCATCTCCGAAGAGCAGAACGGCACGCCGGTGTTCACCCGGCTGGAAACTCCGCCGGAGGGCATGGTGGAGAGCATGATCGTGGACGGTTCCCCGGCGTGGTTCACTCTGTTTTCTCCGGCGGCGCTCAAGAACATCGACACCGGCATGGGGCTGGGCATGAGCGTCTTTTCCGAAGCGCTGGACGCGGCGCAGGGTGTTGACCTTGCCTTTGACAACTACCGGCAGGATCTCTACCTCGGCGGCAAGAAAATTTTCTACGACCGCAGCCTGTGCAAGGTGGTGATCGGCGACGATGGCAAGCCCCGGTATATCCCGCCCGACGACCTGAGCAACCAGCAGTTCTATTCCCTGCCGGGGCGGGAGGGTAGTCTGGATGCCTCCCCGGAGTGGCACGAGTACAACCCCGACCTGCGCACCGAGGACAACCACCGGGCGGTGCAGGACATGCTCAACCTGATGAGCTTCAAGTGCGGGCTGGGCTGTCACCGCTACAGCTTCGAGAATGGCACCGTTTCCACCGCCACCGAGTACACCGGCAGCCGGCAGGATCTGGTGCAGAACGCCAACAAGAACCAGATCCCCATCGAGACGGCGCTGATCGGCATCCTGCGCGCCATCCTGTGGGCGGCGAAGAACCTGCTTGGCGCGGACGTGGACCCGGACACCTCCATCTCTGTCAACTGGGATGACAGTTACATCGTCAGCCAGCAGGAGCGCACCGCCCAGCTGCGAGAAGACGCTCTGGCAGGCCTTGTGCCCCGCTGCCGGTATCTTTCCGCCCGGTACGGCCTGAGCGAAGCCGAAGCCCACGCATGGGCAGAGGAAGCCAAGGCCGACAGCCAGACGGACGAAGCCCTCACCTTTGGCGGGGGTGCCTGATGCTGCCGCCGTCTGAACTCGACCGCCTGCCGGACGCCTTTGTGGCGCTGTGGCAGGGCGTCGAGGATGAGATTTTAAAGGACATCGCCCGGCGGATCGCCAAGACCAGCACCATCACCGAGACGGCCAACTGGCAGCTGTGGCGCTACCAGCAGACCGAAGCCCTGCGCAACGATGTGGTCAAGCTGCTGGCAAAGTACAGCGGCAAGAGCGAGGCCGCCATCCGGCAGCTGCTTTTACAGGCCGCCACCGAAGCCATGGAGCGGGAGGACGCCATCTATTACCACTACGGCATGGAGCCGACGCCCTTTGAAGAGAGCGCCGCGCTGAACAATCTGCTGGACGCCGGAGCACGCCAGACGGCAGGCACATGGAAGAACCTGACCGCCACCACGGCGAACACCGTCACAGGGGCCTTTGAGCGCACGCTGGACGCTGCATGGCTCAAGGTGAGCACCGGTGCCTTTGACTACAAGGCCGCCGTGAAGCAGGCCGTGGACAGCCTTGCAGACGACATGAAGTTCGTCACCTACCCGACCGGCCACAGGGACAGCATCGAGGTGGCCGCACGGCGCGCCATCCTGACCGGCGTGAACCAGACAGCTGGCAAGCTGCAGGTGGCCCGTGCCGACGAGATGGGCGTGGAGTTCTTCGAGACCACCGCCCACGGCGGGGCACGCCCCAGCCACGCCGAGTGGCAGGGCAGGCAGTTCCACCGGGGCGGCGCAGCCGATTACATGGGCAAGCACTACCCGGACTTTGAAGCCGCCACCGGCTACGGCACGGGGGCCGGGCTGTGCGGCTGGAACTGCCGTCACACCTTTTTCGCGGTGTTCCCGGAGCTGGGCGACCCGCCTGCATGGACGCGCGACCAGCTGGAAGAGCTGAACGCCCGGGATATCGAGTGGGGCGGCAAAAAGTACACCCGGTACGAGATCAACCAGATGCAGCGTGCCAGAGAGCGCAATGTGCGCCGCTGGAAGAAGCGGTATCTCGCCGAGGACGCCGCCGGGGTGGACACTACCGACAGCGCCGTCCGCCTGAGAGCCGCCCGCCAGAGCCTTGCCGAGTTTGCACAGGCCACCGGCGGCAGAGTGGACAGTGCCCGTGTCAGCGTGCCAAAGTTTGGCCGGAGCGAGGGCAGCAGGGCAAGCGCACAGGCACGGAAGGCGGAGCCGCATAAGGTTCAAAGCACACGGGGTAGCGGCGGCTTATCTGGACAGAATGGAAAAACCGTGCGTAAAGTTTTGGGAAAGGTCGATACGACCAACACGAAACAGGTTGAAGCACTTAAAGATTCGTTTTGTACTGGCTATGCCAAATCCAATGTTGAGCATATGTTGGTCATCACCCAAAGTGGTGAAGTCCATTACATGACCGATAACAACCCCAGAGGGGTTGACTGTTCGTATCTGGGTGGTAAACTGAAAGGGAGCTACAACATTCACACCCATCCACCGAAAAACACGCAATATTCTTTTAGCACAGACGCAGATATCCCCGGCGCATTCGCTGACGGTACTGCGGTCATGGAAGCGGTTGACTACAAATACCGCTATCGTTTTGTTGTACCTGAAAATATCACGTTTGAGCAGTGGGAAGCCGTGTGTGAGGAAGTTCGTGAGGAGCGAAATGCCGTAATGGAAAGCAGAGGGTATGGCTTCGATGATTATGAAGAAAATATCCAGCATGTCATTATTGACGAAACATGCCGCAGACTTGGCTTGAAGTGTTATCACAGGGAGAAGCGAACATGATTTATACTCTGGAACAGATTGACCAGCTCACAAAGGAAAGCGTCCGGCGTGAAAATGCGCTCATTGCTGAATATCGGCGTACACATACAGTCCCCGGCAGAGGGGTTATTTCTACTCCCGAAATTGATGCCGAGCGTGCAGAGCAAAAGCGTCTGTATGGGGAATACCTCAAAGCTCTTGCCAATAAGGATTAACCACCATCCACCCGGACGGTGGTTTTCTTTTGCCAATTTTTCAGGAGGTACACTATGGTTACTACAGTTCTTATCACTCTGATGATCCTCGCGCTGCTTGAGATCATTCTTCTGAATGGTGCCCGGCTGTTCTTCATGATTGCATCAGCCGTGCAGCAGGCGCAGGACGACAAATACACGCCGCACCCGCACCCCAAAAAGTAAGCTTTCATTCACGGAAATGCCCCATTTTAACCACTATGTGCCCCGAAAAAAGGCTTCATAGTGGTTTTTTCATGCCGTCTTAGCTCATTCTGGAAGAGCGCCGGTCTCCAAAACCGGAAGCGGGAGGTTCGATGCCTCCAGACGGTGCTATCGCAGAGGGCGGTGCGTACCCCGCCCAAGACCGAATACTGACAGCGAACAGTGTATAAAAACTGTGGTCACACAAACTGAAAGGAGTTTCCACCATGAAACGCGAAGATGTAAAGAACAAGATCCCCGGCATCACCGACGAACAGCTGAACTGGCTCATGCAGGAGAACGGTGCGGACATCAACCGGGAGAAGTCCGCCGCCACTGCCCTGCAGACCCAGCTGACCGCCGCACAGGCTCAGCTCAAGACCGCACAGGACGGTCTTGCCGCCTTTGACGGCAAGAAGAAGCCGGAAGAGTACGAAGCCGAGCTGGCGAAACTGCAGGCCGACCTGAAAACGCAGGCCGACGGTTTTGCCTTTGACAACGCCCTCGACACCGCCATCCTCGGCAAAAAAGGCCGCAGCGTCAAGGCTGTGCGCGCCCTGCTGGACGTGGACGGCCTGAAAGGCTCTGCCGACCGCACTGCCGACATCGCCAAGGCGCTGGACGAAGCCGCAAAGGCGAACCCGTGGGCGTTCGGCGAGGACGCAGGCCAGACCGGCGCGGGCCGGTACTCCACCGGTGCTGCTCACGGCGACCCCATGCACGGGGACGGCGAGACCGACCCGGTGGAAGCCGCCTTCAAAGCTATGAACCCCAACATCAAACTGTAACGAAAGGATGATTTTTCCATGCCTCATATCGCAAGAGAGCGCTATTCCGAACTGGTAGATGCCAAGCTGCGCGCGACCATCGTCAAGCGCGTGGGCGTCATCTGCAACAACCGCTACGAGGGCACGCCCAAGGCGGGCGCGGTCAAGGTGCCCGTCCGCGACACCGAAGTGGCCGTTGCTGACTACAACAAAAAGACCGGTTCCACCATGACCCACGGCGATACCAGCTATCTGACTGTGACCATCGACAAGGACAAGGCCGTCAACGAGCTGATCGACGGCTTTGATGTCGAGAGCGTGCCCGGCGATCTGGTGGCCGACCGTCTGGACAGTGCCGGCTATTCGCTGGCCCTGCAGATGGAGCAGGACGCTTCCGCCGAGCTGACCACCGGCGGCACCGCGCTGGACGACACCGCCGCCCTGACCAAATCCACCATCTACGAGAAGATCGTGGACGCCCGCACCAAGCTCTCTACCGCTCACGTTCCCACGGAGGACCGCTGGCTGCTGGTCTCCCCGGACGTTTACGCCCTGCTGCTGAAGAGTCCCGAGTTCATCAAGGCGTCCGATCTGGGCGACGCCGTGGTGCAGACCGGTGCCGTCGGCCGCGTGGCGGGCTTCAACGTGTTCGAGGACACCACCCTCGGCGAGAACGTGGAATTTGTGGCCGGTCACCCCAACTGGTTCACCCGCATCGAGGAGTGGACCGAGCCGGTGGCCGTCAATGATCTGAAGGGCAGCGGCACCTTTATCGGTGCCTGCGCCGTGCAGGGCCGCAAGGTGTACGCCCACAAGGTGACCAAGGCTGCCGCCATCCTCGTCAAGAAGCACGCCTAAGGAAAGGAGCCGCCATGCTGTACTGTACCTACGACGAATACCTCGCGGCGGGCGGTACGGTGCCGGAAACGACCTTCGGGGTGCTGTGCAGCCGGGCTTCCCGTCTGATCGACTCGGCTACCTTTGGCCGGGCAGAAGCCCACGCCGCCGGGTGCGAGGCCTGCCGGGAAGCGCTGGCAGACGCCTGCGACCAGATCGTCGGCCTGCTGGCCGCTGCATCTGCGGCGGGTGCTGTGCCGGGTGCTGCCAGCGTCTCCAACGACGGTTACAGCGTCACCTTTGGCAGCAATGCCAGTGTGACCGCCGCCGCCCGGCAGGAAGCCTATGAGATCATCCGCACCGCGCTGGGCAGTGACCCGCACGGCCTGCTGTACAGGGGGTGCTTCTGATGCAGTGCAGCGTTACCGTTGTGAACCTCATCCGCGACACCGCGACCGAGACCGACCGGCCTGTCTGCCATGTCATCCCCGGGTGCAGCTGGCGGGAATGCCGCTCCACGTCCGGCTCCGGCACCGCCAAGGACCCGGAACGCACCACCCATGTGCGCATCCCGGCGGGGCTGTGCACGCAGGGCTACCTGCCCTATGCCCAGTGGGCGGCGCTGCCTGCTGCGGAAAAGGCAAAGCACTGGACCCTGAAACGCGGCTGGAAGCTGGTGCAGGGCGCGGTGCGTACCCTGACCGCCGAAGAGTACGCACACCTCGAAAAAACGCACCTGTGCTGCAACGTCGCAGCGGTCTCGGACGACCGGGAACCGCTGCTGCCGCACTGGCATGTGGAAGGGAGCTGAGAATGTGAGCGAAATCATCCCTTTTGGCCCCGCTGCCCCGTCGGCGAAACCGAAGTTTGACCCGCCGGACGGTTTCCGATATAAGACGGACGGCATCCAGATGCAGATGTCGTGGCGGCCGGATTTCGGCGCAGAGAAAACCGCCGCCCTGCAGAAGGCGCAGTATGCTCTCGCGCAGGAAGCGGCCAAGCTGATTGACAGCTATGTGCCGTTTGATACCGGCACCCTGAAGAACAGTGTAAACCTCGCCAGCAAGTACGACGAGGGCTTGCTGGTCTATGATACGCCCTACGCCCGCAAGCAGTATTATCTGCACGAGCAGGGAACATTCCTGCACGGCGAGACCGGTCTGCGCGGCTCCTACTGGGGGCAGCGGGCACTGGCAGATGTCGGCGAACACCTTGCCCTTTACGGTGCGCGTGCCGTTACGACATTCTGGGGAGGCATGGGCAACTTATGAGCGAGACCGTCAAACCCACCATTGCTGCCCTGCGGGCATGGCTCAAGAGCTGCCCGCTCATCGCCGAAGAGCAGGAAACCACCGGGGCCGCGTTCCGCATTGCCGGACTGGAAGAAGAATCCACCGCCTTTTCCATCGAGGACAGCCCCGGTGATCCCATCATCACCGAGTACATCTCCGGCTGGGAAATGGCGAAGAATTACCTCTTCCTCAGCCGCCGGGAGTACAGCGAGGTGGATGCCGTCAGCATCCAGAACAGCGGCTTTTTTGAGCAGCTCACCGAGTGGGTCATGCGGCAGGACGCCCGGCACAACCTGCCCGACCTCTCGGCCTGCGGCGGGGGCAAGACCCCCACCGGCATTGCCGTGACGAACAGCGGCTACATCGTCACAAACAGCGCGGGCAGCTGTAAGATGCAGCTGCAGCTGCGCCTGACCTACTACATGCCAAAATGAAAGGAGTTTTGATATGACTGTATCCGAAGCCATTACCAAGTCCGGCATCACGCCCAGCGCGTCGTATACCGGCATTGAGACGGCGAACGACTTCATCCTCGCCTTCCAGATTGAGAGCACCCAGACCAAGGAAAGCCAGTGGGTGGTCTGCGCCGACCATGTGAAGGAGCATTCCGGCTCCCTGAACGCCACCACCGAGGATGCTCAGTACATCCGTACCGGCAACGTCACCGAAAAGACCGGCACCCAGCGCACCCTTGCCGTCAACGGCGACCGCTGCGTGGGCGACGCCTTTCAGGATTTTGTGCTGAGCCACAAGATCGTGTACGGCACCGGCAGTGATGTGATCGTGCCCTACATCTATTTCAGCCTGCGCACCGGAAAGGGCGAGAAAGGCAGTGCTGCCATCATCGTCACCAGCGACGTGGGCGGTGCAGCCGGTTCCAAGGCCACCTTTGCCTGCGACGTGAAGGCCATCGGCACGCCGGACGAGTTTGACTACAACCCCGCCGCCCAGTCCGCTGAGCCTGCCAAGGCCGTCAAGGGCTGATTTTTTTCAAACACAGTCCCCGCTCCGCACCGGAACGGGGATTTTTTATGCCGTGAAAACAGTTCTCCCCGGGGCAGCACCGGGGCACGGCGCAATGAAAGGAGCCAGAAAATGGTTATTTGTGGACAGGAATTTGAATTTTCCCTGATGAACGCCAACGACCTCGACCGCTTTGAGGATGCCAACGAGCGGATGCAGCGCAGGAGCGCCGAGGAAGCAGAGCAGTTCCAGCGCGGCGGCGTCCGTCTGGGCAACCATGCACGTGCACAGGCACACATTGCCATGGACTGCATCGACGAGATCCTCGGTGCAGGCGCATCCGCCCGTCTGGGGCTTAACGAAAACTACATGGCCCCCATCTATGACGTGATCGAGGAGCTGGGCAATGCCTTCGCCGCCGAGAAACAGCGCTATGCCGCAAAGCCTGCCCAGCCTATGAACCGCGAGCAGCGCCGGGCACAGGCCAAAAAGAACAGGCACAAGCCGCCAGTGAGCTATCCCGCACCGCCTGCCGCCCGGATGGTGGAGCGAGTAGACAAAGCCGCACGCCGCAAGGCGCTTCTGGCAGAGCTGGCGGCACTGGATGACTGACCTGCTGACAGACGCCCTGCCCGCCGTGTGGCAAGGCAGGCGAATCGACCCGGATTTCCGGCACATGGTGCGGCTCTCCAACGCCTACGCCCACGGCAGGCTGGACGGCGAACACCCGGAAGAAGCCCTTGCGATCATGGAGCGGTTCTATCATAAGCCTGTGCCGCCGGAACAGCTCCCCGATGCTTACGGCTGCATGGTGGATTTTTACCGTGCCGGAGAGCTGGCCGCAGCAGGCACATCCGATCAGCCCGACAGCGCCCCCGCAAGCCCGCCTGCCTTCGACTACCAGTGTGATGCCGGTTACATCGTGGCGGCGTTCCAGCAGGCCTACGGCATCGACCTGACCCGCGAAAAGGTGCACTGGTTCCGGTTCCGGGCGCTGTTCGCGGCCCTGCCGGAGGAAACCCTCATGGCCAAGATCATGAGCTGGCGCACCATGGACCTGTCCGAGTACGAAGGCTCCATGCGTGCACACTACGCCGACCTGAAGGAGCGCTTTGCCCTGCCTGCCGCCCTGAGAGGGGGTGCCGCCGTTGCCCAGACCGTTGCCGAACACGACGCCGCGTTCCTCGCACGGTTCCGACATTAGCCGCGCCCCGGTGCCCTGCCCCTACTGCGGCAGACCCCTGCCCGTGTGGGCAGTGCGCACGGCCAAAGCGTCCGGCGTGTGGGTCAAATGTAAAAACCCCGCCTGTAAGCGGGAGGTAGAGATCAAGTTATAACAGCCTGTGCCTTTGTGCCCGCGCTCTGAATGAGAGGTGGACACAAGTGGCAGATTTCAGCATCACCGGCGAAGTAAGGCTCAACAGCGACCCGGCGGAAAAGAGCACCAGCAAGTGGACCGTTGCCGCCGGAAACATGATCGCGGACTTTGCGAAAAAAGCTTCCGAAGAGCTGGCCAAGGTCGTCAAAAGCGGCATTGACTACAATGCCAGCATGGAAAGCTACCTGACCAACTTCAAGGTCATGCTGGGCAACGAGGAACAGGCTGCCGCAAAGCTTTCGGAGCTGCGCAAGATGGCGGCTTCCACACCCTTTGCCCTGTCCGACCTGACCGAGGGCACCCAGACCCTGCTGCAGTTCGGCATTGCTGCAGATAACACCACCGGCGTGCTGAAGCAGCTGGGCGACATCTCCCTCGGCAACGCGGACAAGCTGCAGACACTGGTGCGCGCTTACGGCAAAATGTCCAGCGCCCACAAGGTCACGCTGGAAAACGTCAACATGATGATCGACGCGGGCTTCAACCCACTGAACCAGATCTGCGAAGCCACCGGCGAGAGCATGTCCGACCTGTACAAACGCATCTCGGACGGCAGCGTCAGCTTTGAAGAACTGCAGTACGCGGTGCAGGCCGCCACCAGCGAGGGCGGGCAGTTTTACAACGGTATGCTGGAAGCCAGCCAGACCTTCAGCGGCCGCATGTCCACGTTAAAAGATAACGTCAGCGCCCTGACCGGCGAGCTGACCAGCGGGCTGTTTGCGGCTCTGGGGGAGCTGGTGGTAAAGCTCAACGAGGTAGTCACGTCCTGCCTCGACAGCGACGAGAAGATGGCCCAGCTCAAGGAGACCATCGGCATTGCAACGTCGGTCGTGGCCTCTGCGGGCGCGGCGTTTTTGGCCTACAAGGGCTATGTAGCCGCCGCGACTGCAATTGAAGTAATCCACACAGCCGCGACCACGGCCATGACCGCTGCCCATGCGGCTGCAGAAGCCGGAACGACCGGCCTTGCACTGGCGCAGGCTGCGCTGAATGCGGTGCTGGAAGCGAATCCCATCGGTTTGGTGGTGGCCGCTCTGGCCGCTCTGGCGGCCGGCCTTACGACGGCTTACAAGACCAGCGAGACCTTCCGCAATGCAGTCAACTCGGCATTTTCGGCGGTCAAGAACATCGCCCAGAGCGCCATCGGCACGGTGGTGGACTGGATCAATGATCTGGTCGCAAAAATCGAAGGCGCAGCGGCAGCGCTGGCCAACCTGAAGAACGGCATCGGCGCTGCAGCAGATGCTTATAACTCCGCCTACAACAATTACATCAGCAACTATAACCAGCGCAAGAACGCGAAACAGTGGGACAGCTCCCACAAAGACCTCGAATGGGACGATGACAACGGATGGGTCCCGAAGGGCACAAGCAGTTCCGGCAACGGCAGCAGCCGTGCCGGGAGCCAGACAGCCGCGAACCCTTACCCGGCCATCACCAGAGGAGCAAAGAAGGCCAGCAAGGCCACGAAGAAGGCCGCCGCAGAAGTCGTCAAGTCCATCTCGGACACCACGACCGAAATCGACGGCAAGATCACCCGCACCACCGAAAACATCACCGAAACGCTCTCCAACGGCAAAAAGCAGCAAAAGCAGGTCATCACCGAGACCTCCCGCCAGATGGTGAACGGCGTCCTCAAGGACATCAAGACCATCACCGAGATCGACGAAAAGGGCAAAAAGACCGTCAAGCAGACCATGGAGACGGTGCGAGAGCTGGCCAAGACCGTCACCGCCACCACCTCCGGCATTGTGGACGGCGTCGAGACTACGGTGCAGACCGTCACCGAGACCCTCACCGACGGCACCGAGACCCAGAAGCAGGTCATCACCACGGTGCAGGATGAGATCGTGAACGGCGCTCTCGTGACCGTGCAGCGGGTCAAGACCATCGCGGCAGACGGCACCGAACAGGCCACGGAGCAGATCAAAGAGTCCGCCGCCGAGAGCTTCGACGGCCTGTGGAAGGAGATCCAGACCGAGGCCAACACCGGCGTGCTTGGCACCTTCAGCGACCTCTTTACCGCCGTTAAAAATCAGGACTGGGCAGGCATTGGCCTGTGGGTGGCAAAGACCCTCTACGGCGGCCTGACCGCTGACCAGAAAAAGCAGATCGGCGACTTTGCCCTCGGCATGGTCACCAAGCTCAACGAAGCACTGGGCGGGATGCAGACCGACCTCGCACAGAAGGCGTGGGACATCGGTACCCAGATCGTGAAAGGCCTGACCGGCGGCTTCTCGGACATCTGGCAGCAGGCGTCCAAGCTGGGCAGCACCCTGACCGACATCTTCAAGGGCCTGAAAGCCCCGCTGTCTGCCGCCGCCACGGCCATCAGCAACGGCCTGAAGGGCGGTCTGCTGTCCAGCTTCCCCACCATCTTTGCGGGCGTGGCGTCCATGGTCAGCACCATCGGCGCTGCCTTTGAGGGGATGCTGACCGCCATCTCCGCCGCCCTGCATGCGACGGTGTTCGGCATCCCTATGGGCATCATCGTGGCGGGCGCAGCCGTGGCGCTGGGCATCGCCATCGCGGCCATCTGCTCCCGTCTGGGCGGCTCCCACAGCGGCACGCCCAGTACCGGCGGCGGTTCGTCCGGCGGCGGTTCCGGCTCCGGCTCCGGCGGCATCAGCGGCGACATCGACATCTCCACCGGCACCGGTGGTCTGGAGGACGCCATCAACGCCAACACCAAGGCGCTGGAAAAGACAAACGCAGCACTCGCCGACATGATCCGGCAGGCGGGCAGTCTCGTGCTCTCGGACAACATGCGGCTGGGCAGTACTGTGGCTGCATCCGGCACCGCGCAGATCGCCGCAGCCGCCAGCAGCTACCACCGCGAGGGCGACACCAACATCACCCAGAACTTCTACAACGGCCACGACACCGCAGCCGCACAGCAGCGGGAAGCCCGCTGGGAAGCTGACCGCGCCAAGGCGCAGCGCAGATAAAAGGAGGAAACCGTGCTTTTCAAAGATCACTTGAAGCTGGTCACAGACGCCGGTGCCGTCCTGCATCTGGGCTGGGACTACGACGCGCCCTACAACCTCGACCCGCTGAACGGCGTGGATGTGGACATCCAGACCGCGCAGGGCATCAACCAGACCGGCACCACCGTCGAGCGGCAGCGCGTGGGCGGCGTGTCCCGCACCATGTCGGTCGTGTTCTGGGGCAGCCGCGCCCTCGACACTGCCCGCAATTTCGCCCGCAAGCTGCCCTATTACACCACCGGCACGATGTACTTCGGGGATGCGTACTTCACCCGCTTCGTGGTGCAGAAAACGCCCTACTTTTCCAGCTACACCGAGCCGCGCTGTGAGCTGATGCTGTACAGCCCCAAACCCTACTGGTACGGCCTGACCGCCACGGCCCGCGTGCTGGGCGGCTACCAGCCAGCGTTCAGCTTCCCGGTCTGCTACGACAGCCACATCTACGGCATCAAGCGGGACGGTGAAGCGGCCGTGCTGCGCAACGAGGGCAGCCTGCCGGTGCCCTTCACGGCCACCCTGCGGTGCGACATGCCGGTAACCCACCCCAAGGTGGTGGATCTGCAGACCGGGGCTTTCATCGGCTTTGACCTGACCCTGCAGCCGGGCGACACGCTGGAGATCTACCGCAGCACAACCGACCGGCTGGCCTGCACCCTGACCCGGGCGGGCAAGACCGAAAACATCTTTGCAAAGCTGGACGAGGACAGCACCCTCACCGAGCTGCAGCCCGGCGATAACATGCTCTCCATGCAGGCCGAGAACGGCTCCGGCTACCTGCAGGCATCCGTGAGCTTTTACCCGATGGAGGCGGGCATCCTGCCCGAACCGCTATGAGACTGGACGTGTTGGAAGCGGACACCCTCGTCCGCGTGGGCTGGGTGGACGTGTGGGTGTCCCTCTACTGGGACAGCCCGTATTACTCCGAGGGCTGTTTTACCCTTGAGGTAAGGCCGACGACCGAAAATCTGCAGCTCCTGCAGGAAGGCCGCTGGCTGGTGCGCAGCGACGAAACGCCCCGCATCCCCATGCGCATCTGCAGCCGGGCCAACCAGAACGAGGACGCGAACCTTGTGGTGTCCGGCTACCCGGCAACGTGGCTGCTGACCAAGCGGGTCAGCGCGGCGGTGGTCAAGAACCAGAACGCCGAGCAGGCCATGCGGGCGCTGGTGCAGGCCGCAAAGCCGTGGCCGCGCCTCGAGCTGGGCACCGCCTACGGCTTCGACACCGTGTTCGACAAGCAGACCTCCGGCGGCAGCGTGTTCGATTACTGCAAGACCATCGGGCAGGCGTGTGATCTCGGGTTCCGGGTCATTCTGGACGGCACCGGCAGCAGCAAAAAACTGCTCTTCGAGTGCTTCCGGCCCACCTTCGACCCGAATCGCCGCTACAGCCCCCAGTGGGGCAATCTGCGCAACGCCGGGTGGAGCTTTGCCGACACCGATTACGCCAACGTGGCCCTTGTGCAGGGCGCAGGCGAAGGCGACGAGCGGGCCACCGTCTGGGTGGGAGATGTGAACGCCACCGGCTCCGACCGGCGGGAGATGTACATCGATGCCCGGGACATCCAGCCCGACGAGGACAACAAAGAGACCACCACGAGCCAGACCTACCTGCAGAAGCTGGCCGACCGGGGCGGCGAAAAGCTGCTCAGCCAGCTGCGCACCGGCAGCATCGAGTTCAGCGTGGAGGATGACAGCCTGCAGGTGGGCGACGTGCTCCGCGTGAGCCTGCCGCAGCTGGGCTACACCGCCATGGTGCGGGTGGCCGACATCATCACCGAGAGCCAGGACAGCGGCACAACCCGGACGCTCCGTCTGGGCACGCCCACATGGCACAAGACCTGAAAGGAGGACTTTATGGCCGATATCATCACCTACCCGGAGAACGGCATCACCTACGACGCCGACGACGCTTCGGGTTTCCTTGCCACCCGCCTGAGCGGCGTATACAGCGCCGAGGAGGATTTTGCCGTCACAGCACAGGGCGGCCTGAGCGTGCAGGTGAGCGCCGGTCAGGCATGGGTGCGCCCGGCGCGGTTCAAGGGCCGCAGCATCATCATGGAGCAGCCCACCACCGTGGTGCTCACCGAAGCGGACCCTGTGCGCAGCCGCATCGACCGCATCGTGCTGCGGTACGACGCCGCAGCACGCAAAACAAGCCTGCTTGTGCTGGAAGGCGCGCCGGACAGCTCCGGCCCCGCGGCACCGGAGATCACCCGCACCGCCCTGATCTACGACCTCAGCCTTTGCACGGTCACCCGCCCGGCGGGCAGCACCGCCATCACCGCCGCCCACATCACCGACACCCGCGCCGACGAGACCGTCTGCGGCGTCATGCGGGACGGCGTGACCGGCATCCCCGCCGCACAGCTCATCCAGCGGTTGCAGGCCGACATCGAGGCCATGGAAAAAGGCAGCTTTTACAACAAGGCGGAGATCGACGCCCTCCTCAAAGGGGTCAACCCCTTTCCCGTGGGCAGTATCTACCAGAGCACCGACGCCACCAGCCCCGCCGCGCTGTTCG